CGTGTTGGAACCGGAGTAGTTGCCCTGCCCCAGGATTCGGGCGCGCACGTCGTATTGCCCACGTGCAACGTCTCTTGCCAGCGTCGCGCGGCGGGTCGTGGCAAGGTCTTTGCTCTGGAACGTGCGCGTGATCAGCGAAGTCCACTGCGACGTGCCTGTCGGGCAATACTGCACCTCGACGGTCTCGCCCACTTGATACGGTTTGCCGGATGTACCAACGCCGCCGAGGATGTACTCAAGGTTGACCTGGATGCGCACCGTATCGGCGCTGGTGGTGCGTGTCACCCATGCCGTGGTGTTCGCCAGCTCGCCGCCGTCTACGGTATCGACGTTGCTGTAGAGCGGGATGGTCTGCTCCGGCATGCCGGAGAAACCGCTGAACCACGTCGTGACGCCTTCGTACGAAGACAGCAGCGCATCCCCAAGGTAAAGCGCCTCCACGCTGGCCACATTGATCCCCGGCGTCAAGACAAGGGCCACATACTGATCGTTGCCCTCGTAGTATGTGTATGGATTGGTGAGTACGTCCGGGGTGACGCGCACCGTGCCGAAGCTGAGCGGCAGGGGCTGGTATTGCCGCGGCTGGTTCCTGGCTGCACCGATGCTGTAGACCGAGTCTGCCTCCTTGGAGGTTGTCGAGTCCGCCTTGGGGCCCAGCACCTTGTTGACCAACATGGAGCCAGCCACGAACACCGCAGAGGCGAAGATCGCGCCGGCTATGCCGCCACCGAAAGCACCCGCTGCCGCGCCTGCGCCCCAGCCTGCTGCCGAGCCGATACCGAAGGTGAAATAGGTCAGCGCGATCATGGCAACGATGTAGAGCGCCTGCTTGCGCACGACGCCACGAACTTCGATCAGCGTTCCGTCTTTGGGCCGCACACGCTCCATGACCTCCACCGGCACCAGCACGCCGTTGATCCGCACCTCCCATGCATCACCGGTCCAGTCGGGAACGTTGCGACGCAGGAAGGACCCTAGCGTCTCCCCACCCTTAATTTGCGCCGCGATGTTGGTCTGCCCATCCAAACTCACCGGATGGGGGGTACAGATGAGTCGGCTGTGCCCTGGCAGCGCCTCCATTACGCCCATGCGTAGATCCCCTCCACAGGTGCACCGAACTCGGCAAGTTGACGAATCTTGTGGATCACGGAGCATCCGTTCTTTTCGTTGCTGTGGAGGCAGTGGCCCTCATGGGCCAGCCAGAAGTAGACGCCAACGTGCGCCGGCCTCCCACGCTCATACATCAACACCAAGTCGCCGTCGCGGGGAACCTGCGTCCGCACGCCGTAGCCCTTAGACAATTGGCCCAGCGCTGCCTGCCCGCGCGGGCCGCGCGGGCGACCGTTGGGAAGCACCACCTCCCGTCCAAACAGCTCCCGCTGTACGAGGATCACCAAGTCAGCACAATCGCAGCGCTCTTCGTCGTAGGCGATCCCGACAAAGCGCTCAACATCAACCAGTCGCATCAGAAGATCCCTGGAGTGAGAAACGGCGTGTAGCGCAAAAGCACAGCCTGCTGTCTCATGAGGAAGTCAACGCCGCATTGCGCCGTGGCGGAATTTGCGTTCACGCTCACGCTTGTCATTGGCAGATTCAGGGTCTGCACGATCACACTGGGGGCCGCCATATCCGCGATCATCAGCTTTGCGCTGACCACTTCGTTGGGCTGCAGGGACTCAAGGTCCTCGGTGATTCCGCGGCCTACGTTGTCGATTGTCAGCACCGCGCGCGGCACCTGGCCCGCGGTGTCGTCTGGTAGCTTGAACCCGAACGGCATACCGACGTACTCCACGCCGTTGCTGGTCCAGTTCTGGGTATCGTTGACCAATCGCAAAACGTCCGTAAAGCTGTCGGCACGCACTTCCAGGAACAACAGCACTCCACTAGGCTCTGTCACCCGCTGCCGGTTCTCGGCGAAGCTCATCGCAGATACTCCACGGTTACATCTCGCTGCCATGGCCTATCGGCACCTTCAACCGGCCGCAGCTCCCCGAGCACACCGCCTTCGAAGCGCGCGTGCACTTTCATCCCAGTCAAGGGATGAGTGAATTCGAACCAACCAATTCGATGAATCTCGTCGAAGTACCAATTCTCAAAGCGTATCGCGTCAGTTGGCGTTGCAAAGTCAAGCGTCATCGCGATCTTGACCAAGACCTGACTGTTGAGCATGCGCTGCTTGGGGACGCCGCGCTCCATTTCCGTTCGGAGAACAGAGGGATCGAAAGAGCTTCGCACGGTGTCGTAGAGGACACCTACATAGGGAGGGAAGCTCGCCATCAGAGTTGCTCGCGCAAGCCGAATCGGCTTTTCATTGCCCCAGCCATTTCCCCACCTTGAGCGATATTGCGTGCTCCGATTCTGACAATGACCCTCTCCAGTTCATCACCATCCGGCGTGCGCTGCGTCTGCCGTTCCTGCGTCACCTGTTGGCCACTGAAGTTTTGAACCTCCACGGTGACGTTGCCGGCGCGCTGGGTTGAGGGCATCGCTGTACTCCCCACGAGGCCGCCGCCGGCATACCCACGACCACTGCGGATGGTATTGAGTAGCGAAAGGAATGCCCCCGGCCCGCCGATGGAGGCAATGTCGCGCTGGCTCAGTACGCCCTCGCCTTTGTGAACAATGCCCGCCGGCTCAAACTTGCCACCTGGTCCGGTGTATCCACCGGTGTCCCAGCCCTGCAGCGGAATGGCTTCGCGCTGCACAGTGCCAGCTCCGGCTCCACCGCCGAACACAGCGCCCAACAGACTGACGATGCCCTTGCGCGCCGCGATCCGAGCAAAGTCGGCGATGATGGATTTCGCCATGTCGCTGAAGCTCAGTTTGCCGTTCGTGGTGGCCTTGACCACCATGTCTTCGAAGGAGCTCAGCGCCGAGGTGGTGGCGCTTTCTACCGCGCCTGCTGCATTGCTGGCTTGGTCGCGATAGTTGGCCCACGCGGCCGATGCCCCCCTGCCCCAGTCAGCCTGGGCGTCGGCCATACGCACGTAGCCCTCGCGGATTACCTGAACACGCTGTTCGGTCGCCGCACGCACCGCTTGCTCCTCGGCGGCCGCGGTCTGCGCATCGATCGTACCCACGCGCTTGAGTAGGGCCAGTTCCGTCAGCCGCTGCGCCTGCTCTCGGTATACCTCGTTGAGGCGCTGCTGGATCTCGAATTCGCGATCGCCGGAACCCACGCGTGCGACCATGGCATCCATTTCATCACGCAGGGCGCCCGTGCTCGCATCCAATGCCGCCTTGTAGGACGACAGTGCGTCCTCGCGCTGTTGGAGCAGCTTGCGCTCGTCGGCTGCCAGCACGTCCAGTTTGGCGGCGCCTTCGGTGCGCACCTTGGCCAACTGCGCCTCCATTTCGCCCACCTGCTTGCCCACATCGACAGCGTCCTTGCCAGCGACGTTGCGGCCCTTGAGGTAATCGATCTGCTTTTGCAGCGACTGTGCCTCGGCCACGGTCCCGCGCTCGGTCAGCTCGCGCATGCGCTGGTAGTACGTTTCGGCCGACAGCTCACGCGCCTGGTACTGCGCCTGCAGCACCTTGGTGCTGGTTGCGATCTGCGCCTGCTCAATGGTCAGCGCATCCTTGATCGTCTGCAGCCCAGCCGACCGGCCGGACGCCGCGATACTGGCCGCGCCCCTCGCCCCGGCCGCCGCTGCAGTGTCCCGCATGACGCGCTCGCGTTGCTGCAGCACCTTGGTGTCGGTAATACCGGCCTGGGCTGCCAGAGTCCGCATCTCCTTGATGCGCTCTTCGAGCTGAGCTTGCTTGCTCAGGTACTGCACGCCCTGCTCTTGGAACTTGGTACGTGCCTGCTCCTGTTTGCTGTCGACCTCGGAGTAGATGCCGGCCATGATGACCTTGACCGGCTTCTTGTTGGCCTCCTTTTGCAGATCTTCGATTTGTTGCTGGAACTGCTTGACCAATTTGGCGCGATTGGCATCACTGAGGCCCTGATAAACCCCATTGCCGCGATTGATCCCGTCGATGTTGGACTGCAGCTGCTTGATTTTTTCGGTGGCAGTTTCCGACCGACCGATGCCCAGCATGGTGTCCCATGCCTCCTGCGCGGCCCCCTTTACTGCACGCCAGGCACGCTCGACATAGCCCAGGTTCTCCTGCACACCAGCCGCCCGATCCTTGAGCGTATCTGCGTAGATCTTGAAAGCCGACGCGACTGCCTGGACCTGGTTGCCCTGTTCGATCAGCGTCTTGATGTTGGCCAGCTGCGTCTGGTCCAGGAAGTGCATCGTTTCGTTGAGCTCAAGCAGAGCAGCCACCGGATCCGCTTTGATCTTGGCGAACTCGGCGATGGTCTCATCCACCGCCTTGCCGGTCCCGGCACGCATGGTCTCTGCAGCAATCGCCACCGTCTCCAGCTGCTCGGCAGTGAACTTGCCGGTGGCGGCGACCTGGGTGAGCGCCGCCGCGGCGCTGGAGGTAGTCACCCCGTCCAAGCCGTCCATCTGCGCAGCCACTTCTGCCAGGCGCTCGGCCGTCTGCCCGGACTGATTGCCGGTCAGGATCAGTGCCCGCTGGTAGGCGGTGGCCTCATCGCTGCCGAGCTTCCAGGCCAGCGCCACTGCGGCAACCGCAGTTGCGGTCACCGTGAGCGGATTGACCATCTCCAGCAACGCGGTCGACACGCCCGACAGCGCTGGCTTGATCCCTCCAAAGCTGTCCTTGATCTGCCCACCTTGCTGCACAAGTACCGTGAACCAGGGCATGCCACCCTGGAGGCTGGTGAAGATGTCAGTGAACTGCGCCGGCAGCTGACGCATGGCCATGCTGGTTTGGCCGGCCGAGATGCCCAGCTGCTTGACCGGATTGTTGGCGGGCAACGGCTGGCCGGCCTGCTTGCGCACATCGGCCAGCTGGCCGCGCAGCATCGCCATGCCTTGCTTGATGTCATCAAGATCCGCACTGATGCGGACACGCAGATTTGCAGAGGGTTCGGCCATTTACCTGGTCAGGTCATTGAGGTACTTGGAGAAGGCGGCAGGCTCGGCGCCCATCGCCATGCGCACGGCGTTGGCCGTTGCAGCTTCCTGCTGGTGCCGCCGCGACCGGTCATCACGCGCCGCGGCAGCGGCAAATGCCCTGGCTTGCGCCAGGGTGTAGGTCAAGACGTCTCGGCGCTGGTGGCCGCGGGCGATGAGGAAGTGGACGATATCGGCCCACCCGGGAGCGTCTGCGTCGCCACCAACGCGGGGATGGCCCTGCCTGCCGCCTGCATCAGGCTCGGCAGGCGTTGGCCGAAAAAATCCTGATTGAGCTCCACCACCGCCTCCACCAGCGTGGCCGCATCGGCAAGGCTGCCGCTGGCAACCCAGGCCTCCGGCTTGCCAGTGACGATCGCCCCAGCCTTGGCGAACGCTTCCCCGTCTTGCTCCAGCACGTCCATCAGCAGTGCGGCCACTTCAATCGAGGCGCCTGCGTTGACCATGCTGGCTGCGATCAGGACGCGGCCAACAATGGGCCGCGTGGCGGTGATGAAGGGGCCGATCTGGGCCAGCGTCAGCGGCACCAACTCCAGCTGCTCACCACGGAAGCTGATTGCACGTGTTGGCGGGCTCAGTACGTCGAGATCGTCCATCACTTCTCCGCATCCCAGGTGAAATACTGCGACACGCCCGCGGGTTTGCTGGTGTCCTTGCTGAGCGTGCCGGTGACTGTCCCCGCGCCGTACTGCTCGCCGATCAATGCCAGCTCACCGATGACGCCGCCGGACACGCGGTAGGCCTGGGCGCGCACTTTCTTGCCGCTGCGCGCTTCGTTGAAGCCCAGGAACAGCAACTCATATTCCTCGTTGGGGTTGACCAGCGCTTGCAGGCGCTCGGCCGCGCCGAAGCTATAGGTCACCTTGATGTTTGCCGCACCATCCTCCGGAGCAGCGATGCTCGAGTCGGCCGGGACGTACAGTGCGCCGTTCTTGATATCCCAGTCCCTGCCTTTCTCATACACGTCGTCGCCGGTCGCGGGCTTCACCCCGGTGATCTCGGCAGCCAGGTTGGTCAGCGGCGTCACGCCATCCTTGTAGGCCACCACGGCCTCATCCACCACGTTGCCGGCAACGAAGGACGTAGCGGATCCGCGCAGCACATCGGCGAAATTTTCTGCGCTGAAGTCGTGCATCGTGAAGCTCACCTGCACTTCGGTGATGCGGTCAACCGAGTTGCGGTTGCCGCCACCGGGCTGGGTGCTGTCCAGTAGGTTGATGCGGTTGGTCTGGGGGGAAAAACTGAAGGCCGAACAGTTGCCGACGCCGCGGAACGGCTTGGCTGCGCCGCGTTTGCGCAGGTGCAACTCGCCGCTACCCAGGTAGCTGTAGTCAGGGGAAGTGATGGGCATGGATGCTCCTCGTAGGTGCCGGATGCGGCGTCAGTTGATGGGGATGTGGGTCTGGTAGGTCACCAGCGCGCCGATCCAGCTCATGCCCGCTTCCGGCTTCACCGGCTCCATGGACACGTACTGCGGGACCTGGATGCCGTGCGGGTAGCGAAACTGCTGGTCCGCCATTGCCAGCTCGATGTCAGAAACGAGCGCGTCGAGCCGGGCCTGGGCGGTGTCGAGCGGCGCAGGCACCTTGGCCACGATCACTAGCGTGGTCAGCCGATGCGTGCGGGTCAGCGCGCTCTCACTGGCGCGCTGCTGCTTGGCCACCAGCACGGTCAACACGGCGGTGGCATCTTCGTCGACCTGCCCCGGCTCGAGCGTCAGGCTTGCGCCGGCATTGGTTTGGTAGCCGTTGCCCACGCCGATGCGGCGCAAGCAGCTCCCCACCGCTGCGCGCAGGGACTCGCGCGGGCTAAGCATGGTCGGCCACCCACTGGCTGATCGATTCGTCCTCGCGCACGCGCTCAACCAGCACCAGCGTTTCGCCGACCAGCAAGACCAGGCCGCGCTTTACCGGCTGTACCTCGGCACGCAGGAGGGTCACAAGCGTGTATCCGGTACTCACCGGCGCAGGGTCGCCACCGAAGTCGCGTACGTCGCGGTCGATCTGCACAGTGCATGGCAAGGCATCGGTATCGCCGGGTCCTTGGTAGCGCGCGTCACCGTCGGCAAGGCCGACAGCGGCGAGGGCCGAGAAAGCGGCCGCGTCGAATGCCTGCAAGAACTCGCGCTGGCTCATGTGCGCACCTGCGCGATCGCGCTGCGGATGGCCTTGTCCAACTCCCGGTTGAAGTAGAACGGCATCAGCTTGTCCCAGGTGCGCTGGGCCAGACCGAAGATGTCATAACGTGGTGTGTAGCTAGCGCGCGAGGTGAACACGAACACGCTGCGTACCGCGCTCCCAAAGCCGGTGCCGATGCGCTCATAGATGCCCGGCGCCAATTTTCCGCGGGGGCGCTGCAGTGCGAAGTACCGGCCACCGCGACGTACGGTGCGCTGCATCACCGCCACAGTGTTGCGACGCGTGCGGCCCAGGTATTCGGCGCGACTCCGCTCGTTGCTGCGCCGCTTGGGCCCGGCGGTGTTGGCATTTTGGTAGGGGTCACGCAGCGCGCCCAGCTGCGACAGAATTGCGGTCACCTGCCCGCCTGGCACGTTGCCATACTGGTCCGTGCGGGCACCGCGCCCGGTCACGGCGAACTGACCTGCCGGCATCCAGCCCTGTGCCTGCAGCAGCACTTCGAACCCTTTCTTGCGCCGCTGACCACCTTCCACTTCCGCCTGCAAGTACTTCGACGGCGGCGCGCCCTTGAACGCCTCATCACGCAGGAATATCTCGGCAAAGAGCCGGTCCTTGGTCGCCTTCCGGTACATCGCCGCGTTGACGGTCAGCGGAGTCGGGCGATCAAACACACGAGGGGCGGCACGTTTCCAGGCTTCACGGATCGCGTAGGCAGTGGCATTGCACGCCTGCACAATGGCGAACGGCAATTGCTCGCGCTCCAGCGCAGTGAACTGCCGGCCCAGCAGGGTGTCGGCATCCACAGCGATGCGGATCTGGCTCACGGGGTTTCCTCGTTTGCCGGGGTGCCCTGCACCTGGCCGATCTCGTCCAGGTTGGCCTCGTAGAACTCCAGGCAGCGCTTGCGCCCGCGCGAGACTTCCAGCACCTGTTCCAGCGCGCCGTTCTTCACCCAAGCGCATCGCTGGGTCAAGCGCGGTTCGATCTGCACGTAGGTGCGTACCGGCACCGCCACGATGGCCGGCGCAGGGCTGATCACAACCGGGCGGGCCGGATCCAGCCGGACGGGGTTGCTCTTGCCGCATGCAGTCAGCAGTGCGACGCCCAGAACGACGGCGAGAAGGTAGCGGAACATCAGTAACCTCCCAAGCTGGGGCACGCGGCGGCCAGCGCCTGCAGGGCCGCATTGCATTCGGCCGGGCGCTGGTCGTATTCCTGCTTGAACGCCTTGGAGCTGCGGTCTGCCGCCGCCTTGGCCGCTTCGGTCTTGTCACGCAGGCCGGCGTTGCGGTCCTGCAGCAAGCGCAGTTTTTCCGCCTCGGCCCGGAGCTTGGCGGCGATGGTGGCCAACGCCGCATCCTTGTCTGCATTGTTACGTTCCAGCTCGGCGCGCTTGAGTTGCGCCGCCTCCAGGGCTGCGGTGCGATCGCTCTGGCACTGCTTCACCTGCCGCGTCACCACGATCACCTGCTGCCCCTTGCGGTACGATGACAACGCGGCCACGGTGCACAACACCGCCAGCACGGCGCAGCAGACCTTAAGGGGGCTGCCAGGCTTGCGCAGCCAAGTGGCGATATCCGCCCCCCAGCCGAACACCAGCGACATGAGCGCCTTGAAGAAGGCAAGGATATTCATCGGTCGATTCCTCGGCGGCGCCAGGGATAGACGAGCAGCACAGTGAGGCTGAGCCGCATCACCAGCACGTACCAGGGAGCCGCGAAGTCGTGTCGCGCGAGCTCGCGCAGGAAGTAGCCCAACATGCCCACCGCAATGCCGATCAGACAGCTACCGCGCATCAAATAGGCTGCGCGATCTCGGGTGCGCTGCCCGGTCTGAAACGTCAGTGCAAGTTGCCACGCTGTGGCGCAGAAGACCGCAATCGCGCTGGAGAGATTTAACAGGTAGCCGTCCATCAAGAAGCACCCCCGGCACGAGCGGCGATACCGCCGGTCGCCTTCTGCAGCGCGGCCAGGTAGTGCGGCAGCATGGGCTTGATGACAAACCCACTGAGCCCGGAGAACGCCATGCCTGCGGCGCGCATCGACGGGAAGTACGTGGACAGCGCCACCACGATCCAGCCTGCGGCCAGCGCGAAGCCCAGCACGAACAGACCCAGCAGGCCAACGCGCAAAAGCAGGGTCAGCCAGCGCGAGGTGAACGTGCCATCGCGCGGCGGCGACACCTTGCCCGCGTCGATCTCACTGAGCAACAGCAGCCCGATCAGCGCGCCCACCACCGCGGCCAGGAACCAGGACTGCGGGATGCCCAAGAATAGTCGCTCGGTGCCGGTGATGACCTCGGCCACCACCGCGCCACCGGCAGTGGTAGCGGCAACGAATGCGCCGAGCTTGAGAAAGATGGTCGCGCCG